GACATGACGAAGCAGGTAAATGGGAAAAGCCAGAAAACATCCTTAATAACTGGAGGGTTACGAAAACCACATTAAGACTAGGTAGTAGAGTAATTGGTAAATGTATGATGGGATCAACGAGCAATGCTCTTGATAAAGGTGGTAGAAATTATAAAAAATTATATGATGACTCAAATGTTGTTAAAAGAAACCGCAATGGACAGACTAGCTCAGGATTATATAGCTTGTTCATACCTATGGAATGGAACTACGAAGGATACATTGATTCTCATGGATACCCTGTCTTTGAGACTCCAAAATCCCCAGTTGATGGCATCGATGGCCAAAAGATTGAAATTGGCGTCATTGAACACTGGGAAAATGAAGTAGATGGCATTAAGAATGATCCTGATGCACTTAATGAATTATATAGACAGTTTCCTCGTACAGAAAAACATGCATTCAGAGATGAAACAAAACAATCTTTATTTAATCTAACTAAAATTTACGAACAAATAGATTATAATGAAGATTTAAAAAACTCTGGAGTAATAACTCAAGGTAATTTTATGTGGGAAAATGGGATAAAAGATACTAGCGTACAATTTGTTCCAAGCAAGCAAGGTAGATTTTATGTTTCATGGGTTCCCGACGTACAGCAACAAAATAGGTTTATAGTTAAAAATGGTATGAAATATCCTGCTAATGAACACATGGGTGCTTTTGGTTGTGACAGCTACGATATATCAGGAACAGTAGATGGTAGAGGTTCTAAAGGTTCTTTACATGGATTGACTAAATTTACTATGGATACTTGTCCACCTAATTTATTTTTTTTAGAATATGTTGCTAGGCCACAAACTGCTGAAACTTTTTTTGAAGACGTACTTATGGCATTATATTTTTATGGTATGCCAATACTTGCAGAAAACAATAAACCTAGATTATTGTATTATTTAAAAAGAAGAGGTTATAGGGGTTACTCTATGAATAGACCAGATAAAACTATGTATAAATTATCTGTAGCAGAAAAAGAAATAGGTGGTATACCTAATTCAAGTGAAGACATTAAACAAGCACACGCTGCGGCTATTGAATCATATATTGAAATGTTTGTAGGTTACAACAATGAACAATATGGTACAATGTATTTTCAAAGAACATTAGAAGATTGGGCTGCTTTTAATATAAATAACAGAACCAAACATGATGCTTCTATTAGTTCTGGTTTAGCAATTATGGCTTGTAATAAAAATAAATATAGACCTGTGCCTGAACATGTAAAAGAAAAAGTGAGTTTAAACTTTTCTAAATATGATAACAAAGGTTTTAAATCAAAAATAATTAATTAGATGATTAACACTAGTACTAATAGTTCCTTTCCAAGCCAGGTGGTACCTGTTGCGGAAAAGCTAAGTTTGGAGTATGGTTTGCAAGTAGCACAAGCTATTGAATACGAATGGTTTAGAGGAGGTAGAGTCAATGGAACAAGATGGCAAAAAGGATTTCAAAATTTTAATAAATTAAGATTATATGCAAGAGGTGAACAACCTGTACAAAAATACAAAGATGAACTATCTATTAACGGTGATTTATCTTATTTAAATTTAGACTGGAAACCAGTACCTATTATACCTAAATTTGTAGATATAGTTGTTAATGGTATATCGTCTAAAAATTATGATATAAAAGCATATGCTCAAGATCCTTTTTCTTTAAAACAAAGAACTAACTACGCATCATCTATATTAAGAGATATGTTATCAAAACCTTTACTAGATAATATACAGCAAAATTTAGGTGTTGATGTTTACAACGTGGTTGATCCATCAAATTTACCTGAATCAAAAGAAGAATTAGAAGTACATATGCAATTAAACTACAAACAATCTGTAGAAATTGCTGAAGAAGAAGTTATTAATAACGTATTAGATTTTAATAAATACGAATTAATTAACAAAAGAGTTGTAGAAGATATAGTTACAATAGGTATTGGAGCTGTAAAAACAAGATTTAACAAAGCAGAAGGAGTTGTTGTAGATTATGTAAATCCTTCTAATTTAGTTTATTCATATACAAATGATCCTAATTTTCAAGATCTTTATTATGTAGGTGAAATAAAATCTATTACAATACCTGAATTAAAAAAAGAGTTTCCTAGTTTAACTAATGAGGAACTTAAAACAATTCAAAAATATCCAGGTAGAGAAGCTTACATGCGATCACCTAATTCTGACAATGATTTAGTTCAAGTTATATACTTTGAATATAAGTCTTATATAGATCAAGTATTTAAAGTTAAAAATACAGAAAATGGATTAGAAAAAATATTAGAAAAACCTGATACATTTAATCCACCTGAAAGTGATAACTTTAGTAAAGTATCTAGAACTATAGAGGTTTTATTTACAGGCGCTAAAGTAATGGGTACATCACAGATGCTTAAATGGGAAATGTCTGAAAATATGACAAGACCTAAAAGTGATTTAACTAAAGTTAATATGAACTATAATATTGTGGCTCCTCATATGTATGAAGGCCGTATAGATTCACTTGTAGGTCGTATTACCACTTTTGCTGATATGATACAATTAACATCATTAAAACTACAACAAGTTATTGCAAGAATGGTGCCAGATGGTGTGTTTGTAGATGTTGATGGTTTAGCAGAGGTTGATTTAGGTAATGGTACTAATTATAATCCACAAGAGGCTTTAAACATGTATTTCCAAACTGGTAGTATAGTTGGTAGAAGTTTAACACAAGATGGAGATCCTAACAGAGGTAAAGTACCTATACAAGAACTACAAACATCAAGCGCTAATGGTAAAATACAATCATTAATAAATACATATCAATATTATTTACAAATGATTAGAGATGTTACCGGTTTAAACGAAGCAAGAGATGGTAGTTTACCTAACAAAGATGCTTTAGTTGGTTTACAGAAAATGGCTGCTAACGCATCTAACATAGCTACTAAACATATTTTAGATGCTAGTTTATACTTAACATTAAGAACTTGTGAAAACATATCATTAAGAATTTCAGATATGTTAGATTTTTCTTTAACTAATAATGCTTTACAATCTAGTATAGGTAAATTTAATGTTGCTACTTTAAATGAAATAGATGATTTACACTTATATGATTTTGGTATTTATTTAGACTTAGAACCAGAAGAAGAAGAAAAAGCTATGCTAGAGCAAAACATACAAATGGCTTTACAACAAAATCAAATATACCTTGAAGATGCTATTGATATTAGAGAAATAAGAAATTTAACTTTAGCAAATCAAGTTTTAAAATACAAAAGAATTAAAAAACAACAAGCGGATCAGCAAGCTCAAATGTCAAATATTGAAGCACAATCTCAATCAAACGCTCAAGCTTCAGAGCAAGCTGCAATGCAAGATGTACAAAAAGGTGAAGCATTAGCTCAAACTGAAATACAAATAGAACAAGCTAAGTCTCAAATGGAGATACAACGAATGCAAACCGAAATGAAAATAAAGCAACAGATCATGGCTAAAGAGTTTGAATACAATATTAAACTCAAGCAAATGGATACTGAGTCAATAACTAAAAAAGAAGCTCAAATTGAAGATCGTAAAGATAAGCGAACTGAAATGCAAGCTACACAACAATCAAAATTAATTAGTCAAAGACAAAACGATCTTCCACCTACTAATTTTGAAAACTCAGGGCTTGAACCTGAAAATACAAACATACAGCAATAGTCTGTATAATTTTACTAATTTTTATTATATTATATTATGTCAGAAACAAAAGAAAAAGCTGGAAAGCTTAAAGTCAAAGTACTTAAACCTAAAAGCTTAAGTAAAAAAGATGAACCTATAAAAATAGATTTATCAAAACCTAAAATAGAAGAAAAAGATGCCATTCAAGTCGGAGAAACAAAGGAAGTACCTGTGGTTGAATCATCCGGAAATAGCGAAAGCGTGGACGCTGGAGGAAAAGAACAAATACAAGAGCCCATCCCGGTTGCTGAAATTAAAGAAGAAGAAAAACCTATAATTGAAGAAATTAAAGAAGAACTTGAAGAAGAGGTTGTTTCTATAGGTGAAAAAATGGAACCTCAACCTGAAGCACCAGCTGAAGAGCCACAAGCTATTAAACAAGATATTAATTTACCAGAAAACATCGAAAAAGTCGTAGACTTTATGAAAGAAACTGGTGGAACATTAGAAGATTATGTAAGATTAAATGCAGATTATTCTAATGTAGATAGTGATACCTTATTAAAAGAGTATTACAAACAGACTAAATCTCACTTAGACTCAGAAGAAATTAGCTTTTTATTAGAAGATAATTTTCAGTATGACGAAGAGTTAGATGAAGCAAGAGATATTCGGAAGAAGAAACTTGCATATAAAGAAGAGGTTGCAAAAGCCCGTAAGCATTTAAATGGTTTAAAGAGCCAATATTACGACGAAATCAAGTTGAGACCCGGAGTAACTCAAGAACAAAAGAAAGCTATGGATTTTTTTAATCGCTACAACGAAGAGCAAGATGTAGCTCAACAACAACATGAGGATTTTAAAACAAACACTCAAGATTTTTTCACTAAAGAATTCAAAGGTTTTGATTTTAGTGTAGGTGAAAAAAGATTTAGATATGGTATTAAAAACCCAAATGAAGTTGCAAGTAGTCAATCAAACATTAACAATACTATTGGGAGGTTCCTAGACAATAAAGGTAATGTTAAAGATGTGAAAGGCTATCATAAAGCTATATATGCTGCTGAAAACGCTGATACAATTGCAAAACATTTTTACGAGCAAGGCAAAGCTGATGCTATAAAAGATGTTGCTGCTAAATCTAAAAACATAAGTAACGAAGCTAGAGCTACTGCTCCAAGTGATGTTTTTGTTGGTGGATTAAAAGTTAAAAGTATAAGTGGTCTTGATTCTTCAAAATTGAAAATTAAAACAAGAAAATTTAACTAAAACAAATTATTTATTATGGGACAAATCGCTCCGGTGTTTGGAAATATAGTACCTTCTCAAACACAATTACCGCTAGCTAACAATTACCTAGCGTTTAACACTGGTGCTGCGCCAGTCAATGACTTCGCACAACAGTATTTACCAGAGGTTTACGAAGCTGAGGTAGAAAGATATGGAAACAGAACTTTATCTGGTTTCTTAAAAATGGTTGGCGCTGAAATGCCAATGACGTCTGATCAGGTTATCTGGTCTGAACAAAATAGATTGCACATCTCTTATACAGGATGTAGCTTAACAGGACCTGCTGCCGGTACATTTATATTTAATTTACCTACAAATGCTGGAACTATTCAAAATGCAATTGCTCCTAACGATACTATCGTTGTAATGAACCCAACTACTGGTGTTACATTAAAAGGTGTTGTAGGTGCTGTAGCTGGTGGAGCTGGTAACACAACTGATGTTACTGCTTATCCATTTACTGCTGCTAACTGGGATACTTTAGGTATTGCTGCTGCTGCAGGTGCTGCTGGATTAAAAATATTCGTTTATGGTTCTTTATTTGCTAAAGGAACAGGAAGCGGAGCTTTTTCAGTACAGCCACAATTTACTCAATTTTCTAATCAACCAATCATTATCAAAGATAGATTTGAAATCAATGGTTCTGATATGGCACAGATTGGATGGGTAGAAGTTGCTACAGAAGATGGAACATCAGGATACTTATGGTATTTAAAGTCTGAGTCTGAAACAAGATTAAGATTTGATGACTATTTAGAAATGGCAATGGTTGAAGGTGAATTAGCCGCTGCTGGTGGTGGATTCGTTGCTCAGTCAGTTAACGTACCAGGCTTTACTGCTGCTGGTGGTGCTGCTGTTGCTCACGGTACTGAAGGTTTATTTGCTGCTATCACTGCAAGAGGTAACGTAATGTCTGGATTTAATGGTGCAACTGGTATTTCTGATTTCGATCAAATACTTAAAAACCTTGACACTCAAGGTGCTATTGAAGAAAACATGTTATTCTTAAATAGAGATACAGATTTAGAGTTTGATGATATGTTAAGCCAAATCTCTGCTGGACAAGCTGGAGGTACTGCTTACGGTTTATTTGAAAATTCTGAGGATATGGCTTTAAATTTAGGTTTTTCTGGTTTTAGAAGAGGTTCTTATGACTTTTACAAAACTAGCTGGAAATACTTAAACGATGCTTCAACAAGAGGTGCTGTAGCTGTTAACAATATCGATGGTGTATTAATTCCTGCGGGAACTTCTACAGTTTATGACCAAATTTTAGGT